GCGATCCGGCGTGACCACGATGCGATCCGGCGTGACCACGATGCGATCCGGCGTGACCACGATGCGATCCGGCGTGACCACTACGCCACACTGTCCTACTTCGACAACACGCACGACTCCATGGGTGACGTGTGGAAATTTGACAGAGTTCATGGAGACGAACGCCACAGTCACGCAACACCGAAGCCAGTCGCCATGATGGAGCGCGTCATGCGCTCCAGCTTGCCGGTGGGCGGCCTGTGCGCCGAGCCCTTCGGCGGCAGCGGATCCACGCTGATGGGTGCCGAGGCGAGCGGGCGGGTCTGCTACACGATGGAAATGCAGGCCATCTACGTCGACGTCATCGTCCGCCGCTGGCAAGACTACACCGGCCAGCGTGCCGTGCACGCCACCACCGGCCAGCCATTCCATTCGACCCAGTGAGCTGACCATGGCCAGCGTCTCAAAAACCGAATTCGCGCGCATCCTGGGCAAGCACAAAAGCTACGTCACCCGCCTGGGCGATGCGGGGCGCCTGGTCATGACCGCTGACGGCAAGGTGGACGTCGAGGCGAGCCAGCGCCGCATCGCTGAAACAGCCGACCCTGGGAAAGACCACGTCGCGCGCCGTCACGCCGATGAGCGCGCCTCCGGCAGCCAACGCACCCAGGCCAATACCGGCGGTGCCGACGCCATCGGAAACAGCTACCAGACCGCGCGCGCCGTCAACGAGAAATACAAAGCTCTCTCCGCCAAGGCCGAGTACGAGCGCACCATCGGCAAGCTCATCGACCGCGACGACGTGCATGCGGCGCTCGATGACGTCGTCAGCTTCGCCCGCCAGAGCGTAGAAAACCTGCCCCACCGCGTGGCCGCGCAGCTCGTCGGCAAAGACTTCGACCAGATCATGGCCACCCTGCGGCAGGAAGTCGTCTCCATGATGGGCGACACCCACAAAGAAGCCGGCAAGCGGCTGGCGGAGTTGACGAAAGGGGAATCATGAACACGGAGAAACAGCAACCCGGCATTCCGCCACTGGCGGCGCTGGTGTACCGCTTTGGCAAGGGGTGCCGGCAATACGCCTTCGAGTTTGCGGACGATCTCGCGGCCTTGGCAGCGCGGCACCCGTACAAAAACGAGCAGCTGCGCGTGATGCCGGTGAAAGACCGGAAATTCCTCGGCGACCGGTGGGTGCCCGCAGCGGAGGCGGCAGAGTTTGTCCGCACGGCACAAGGGCAGAACGTAGAGTTCGGCGGCTGCCGGCCAGAACAATGGAGACTGAAATGTTGACTGAAGAACAGCGAGCAGAGAACAGGAGGCTGCGCCTCATTGCCGAGGAGAACGCCAAGAAGGTGCTGAAAACCGGAGACCGGCTGCGCGTGACAAAGTGCCCAGGCACAAAGCGCTGGATCACTTTTGCGGGGTGGGATGGCCACTGGATCGTCTCGAAGTCAGGCATCAATGACTACTCACCGCGCCGCGTGGACATGCTTAACGGCGAGGCTGTCGATTTCACGAAGACGCCGAACGTAAAAGGTCAGCAGGACGCCGCTTGCGGCGGCTCGGCTGCACCGTAAGGTTGGGCACAGGCCCGGAGAGGAATGGAAATGGATGACAGGCAAACCGGAAGAACCACAAAACAAATGCTGGCAGCGCCAGAGTGCGCCGTGTACGTTTGGGTGAACCAGCATCTGGCCTACCCGGAAATGCTGGCGGCTGGCCTCGGGCGCGATGATCTGGAAATAAAGCCACCATCGTGGCTGGATAGGAGAAATATCCGGGCTTGCGAATTTAGCGGGATCGTGATCGACCACGCCGCGAATCTAAATGACGATCAGATTGAGGCATTAAGCCACGCCAGAATCATGGCGCCCAACGCCAAATAAGCCAACCTCGCAAGCTTACAAATGGGCGCCTCCCACATCCACCACCTGGCCCTGCGCGCATTCGAGCGCGGCTGGCGGCCCAAGCAGCGGTTGACGGTGTCCGAATGGGCCGACGCCAACCGCATGTTGTCAGAGGTGGGCAGCGCCGCGCCAGGGCCGTGGCGCACCTCGCGCACACCCTTCCTGCGCGAGATCATGGACCAACTGTCCGAGCACTCGCCCGCCAAGCTGGTGCCCTTCATGAAGTCCAGCCAGGTGGGCGGCACCGAGGTAGGCAGCAACTGGCTTGGCTACATCATGGCCCACGCCAAGGGCCCGGCCGCCGTGCTCATGCCCACCGAGAAGTCGCTCAACGACTGGGTGTCGCAAAAGTTCGACCCCATGGCCACCGAAACCCCAGCCGTCGCCGCCGTGCTGGCCAAGCGCAACAACAACTCTTCAGACAACAACGCCCAGCGCAAAAAGTTCACCGGCGGCATCCTCTACTTCAAAACCGCCGGCAGCACCGCCGAGCTCAAAAGCTCCAGCCTGCGCTACGCCCTGGCCGACGAAGTGGACGAGTGGGACTGGTCCACCACCCAGGGCGACCCCCTGGGCCTCGTGGAGGTGCGCCTCACCACCTTCCACGACCACAAGCTCTTCGTGCCCAGCAGCCCCACGATGAAAGACGCCAGCCGGATCGAAGAGCTGTTCGAGGCCGGCGACCGCCGCCGCTACCACGTGCCATGCCCCCACTGCGGCGAGCTGCAGCACCTGGTGTGGGGCAACCTCAAGTGGCGCAAACACCCCGACAACCCGCGCCGCATCCTGGACGCCTGGTACGTCTGCAAAGAATGCGGCGGCGAGATCGCCGAACACCACAAGCCCGCCATGCTCGCCGAGCTGGGCCACGGCGGCCGCGCCCGCTGGGTGGCCGAGGCGCCAGACGCCCCACACCCCAGCTACCACATCAACGCCCTGTACTCACCCATCGGCCTGGGCCTGAGCTGGCGCGAGCTGGCCGCTGAGTGGATCACCGCGCAGGACGACCCCGCCAAGCTCATGCGCTTCATGAACACCCGCATGGGCGAGACCTGGGCCGACCGCAGCAAAGACATCAAGGCCAACGCCCTGGAAGCGCGCGCCGAGCCCTACCAGCTGCGCACCGTACCCGCCGGCTGCCTGGTCATCACCGTCGGTGTGGACACGCAAGACAACCGCCTTGAAGTGCAGGTGCTCGGCCACGGCAAGGGCGGCCGCAACTGGACGCTCGACTACCACGTCCTGCCCGGCAACCCCGCCGAAGACGCCCTGTGGGGCTCCCTGGCAGACTACGTCAACAACGTCCGATTTGCCAACGCCCACGGCCGCGAACTCACCAGCGAAGCCTGCGCCATAGACACAGGCGGCCACCACACCCACGCCGTCTACGCCTTCGTGCGCAGCAACCGCGTGCGCCGCGCCCTGGCCTGCAAAGGCGCCAGCACCCCCGGCAAAGCCATCCTCGGCAAACCCAGCGCGCAAGACGTCAACTGGCGCGGCGTCACCCAAAAGCGCGGCGTCATGCTCTACCTCATCGGCGCCGACACCGCCAAGCACCTGCTCTACAACCGCCTCACCGGCGACGCCGAAAAACCCGCCGAAGACCGGCAAGTGCACTTCAGCAACCAGCTCGACAGCGGCTACTACGACCAGCTGGTGAGCGAAACCTTCAACCCCCGCAAAAACCGGTGGGAGATCAAGAAAGGCAAGCGCAACGAGGCCCTGGACACCTGGGTCCTCGCCCTGGCCGCCAGCCACCACCCAGAGCTGTACCTCCACAAGTGGAAGGCGGGGGACTGGGACAGGCGCGCCGCCATGGTGGAGCCCGAAGACGCGCCCGCCGTGCACACGTCTGCACAGGCCGTGGCGGTGCCGATCGGCGCGACGAAACGTACCCCAGAGCCGCCCAGAAAAACACCGAAGCCCCCGAATTTTGGAAGGAACTGGTAGCCATGCCAAAACAGACCCTGCCGCAGATGATCGAGGCCGAGCCCGATCTGGTCGACCGCATCTTCGACTACATCTTTCAAGACCCGGCGCTGTCCCTTGCCATGCAGCGCATGCCGGAAGCCCAGGGCAAAAAGCTCGACGCGCTCAAGGCCTCCGTGCGGGCAGAGTTCAAGGGCGAGGAATGCTACATCGCAGGACGCCCCGCCACAGCGCGACAAGAAACCGTGACGCAGGTGCTGGCGCTATTCAACGGACGCAACGCCAGGGAAGTGGCGCGCAAGCTCAACATCAGCCTCGCCAGCGTGTACCGGCACATCAAGCAGCCTGGCGGGCGCAAGAAACTTTCTCAGTTTTCCGGGAAATGAGAAAGGCACAGGAATAACGTCAGCCCCGTAACCAGGGCGCTGACACCATGGCATTCACCCAGACCGACCTCGACAACATCAACGCCGCCATTGCCGCCGGTGAACTCACCGTGCGCGCCTCCAACGGCTCGCAGGTCACCTATCGCAGCATGGCCGACCTCGAGCGCGCACGCGCCATCATCCAGGCCGACCTGGCGTCTGCCAGCGTCGGCAACAAACCGCGCACCGCCTACAGCTTCCGCTTCACCACGGCCCGGGGAGACTGACCAATGGCAGTACCCAGCAAGCCAAGCCCCAGCCTGCTCGACCGGCTGATAGGCGCCATTGACCCCAACGCCGGCCTGCGCCGCCTGCGTGCGCGTGAGCTGCTGCAGCGCGCCTACGAAGGCGCCAGCACCAAAGACGGCTGGCACCCGCGCCGGCCCGGCGCCAGCGCCAACGCAGACCACCTGGCAGACGCCGGCACGCTGCGCGTGCGTGCGCGCTCCCTGGTGCAGAACGTGCCCTATATCGCCCACGGCATGGAGTCGCTGGTCTTCAACGTCATCGGCACCGGCATCACGCCGCGCAGCCTGGCGCCGGCCTCTGACGCCATCGACAAACTGTGGGAAGAGTGGGGCGCCGTGGCAGACGCCGACGGCGAGCGCGACATCTACGGCCTGCAGGCCGCCGCCTACCACGCCATGGAGCAGGATGGCGAGGTGCTCATCCGCCTGCGTGCACGCCGGCCAGACGACGGCCTGCCCGTGCCGCTGCAGTTGCAGCTGCTGGAGATCGACTGGATCGACAGCACCAAAAGCGGCACCAACGGCCCCAACACCATCATCGGCGGTATCGAATACGACCCGCTGGGCCGCAAAGTCTTCTACTGGCTCTACGACCAGCACCCCGGCGATGCGCAGACATTCAGAAGCCTGCGCACCAGCCGTCCCGTGCCGGCAGACCGGATCATCCACCTCTACAACCCCAAGCGCCCGGGGCAGGGCCGTGGCTTCACCCGCCTGGCGCCCATCATCTCCCGTGTGCGTGACCTGCAGTTGTACGAAGACGCGGAGCTACAGCGCAAAAACCTCGAAACCCGCCTGGGCGTGCTCGCCAGCGGCGACGCATCTCTCATGGCCAACGGGCCCGATGCACCCAACCCGGACGAAGTCAAAACCACCGGCGAGCTCGGTCAACTCCCCAGCGGCGGCATCGTCAACACCCCGGCGGGCATGAACCTCACCCTCGTCGAGCCCAAGGCCGCGCCCGGGTATGTGGACTACGTCAAGCACCAGCTGCACCTTATCGCCGCCGGCATGGGCGTCACCTATGAAATGCTCACCGGCGACGTGAAGGACACCAGCTTCAGCAGCGCCCGCGTGGCCCTGCTGGAGTTCCGCCGTGGCGCAGAGCACACGCAATGGGTCACCCTCATCCCCAAGATGTGCGCCCCCATCTGGCGCGCCTTCATAGACGCCGCCGTCCTCGCCGGCAAAGTGCGCCGGGCAGACTACACCTGCGACTGGTCCACCCCGAAGTGGGACTACGTCAACCCCGAGCAGGACGTCAAGGCCGACCTGGCGGAGATCTCCGGCGGCCTGTCTTCCATCAGTGAAAAACTGCGCCGCCGCGGCTACAAGCCAGACCTGGTGTTCAAGGAAATCAAGAGCGACATGGAGCGCCTGCGCGCCGACGGCACGCTCGACCTCATCCTGCAACTGCAGACCGGCCAGCAACAGACGGGCGCCACCATGGGCGCATCGAGCCGCGCCATCGCGCAGGCCAGCGCAACATCGGCCAGGAAAAAGCAGCCAGCCCGCACCACTGCCGAACCCGCAGACGCCGCATCCTCACCGCAGCTCGGCCTCGGCCTTTGAGCGGCTGTTAAATATTCTCAGTTTTCCGGGAAATGAGAAAGCGCCATCGGCACAGTGATGCCCATGGACATGAACACCACCCACCTGCTGCCCGCCCTGTTGCGGGCCGCGCAGATCGAGCCCTCCACGTTCGACGCTGAAAAGCGCACGGTGGAGGTGGTATGGACCACCGGCGCCATCGTGCGCCGCTATGACTGGTGGAACGAACGCTACTACGACGAAGAACTCGTCGTCAGCGCCGACGCGGTGGACCTCGCCCGCATGAACGCCGGCGCCAGCGTGCTCAACACCCACGGCCAGTACGACCTCAACCAGATCATCGGCGTGGTCGAGCGCGCCTGGATCGACGGCGTGCAGGGCCGCGCCACCGTGCGCCTGAGCGAGCGCCCCGAGCTCGCCGGCATCGTGGCCGACATTCAAAGCGGCGTCATCCGCCACATCAGCGCCGGCTACACCGTGCAGCGCTACGTCATCGTCCCCGCCGAAAGCCGCACCGACGGCGGCACCGTGCCCCTGTACCGCGCCGAGCGCTGGACGCCGGCCGAGATCAGCTTCGTACCAGTTCCCTCAGATGCCGGCAGCGGCACCCGCGCGAAACCCTCGCAAGGCGATTGGCCGTGCGAGTTCATCACCGACCCCACCCGGGCAGCCGCCCAACAACCCCAAGAGGAAACCCGCATGGATCCGAAAGACCAGCCCGGCGGCGCCGCAGCAGCATCGCCCGCCACCCCCGACAACACCCGCGCCCAGCCCACCGCCGCCGCGCCTGCTGCACAAGCTTCCGCGCCCACTGCGGCAGTGGACCACAGCGCCGACATCCTGGCGCGCACCGCCGAAATCAGCGAACTGTGCTCCCGCCACAACGTCGCCCACCTCGCGCCCGAGCTCATCCGCTCCGGCGCTGACGTGGCCGTCGCGCGCAGCAAAATCCTCGACACCCTGGCGCACCGTGACGCCGCAGCCGGCGGCCACCGCAACGTCGGCGGCCGGATCGAGACCGTCACCGACCAGATGCAGGTGCGCATGGCCGGCATCGAGCAGGCCATCCTGCACCGCATTGCACCGGCCACCCAGCTCGACGACAACGGCCGCCAGTACCGCGGCATGAGCCTGCTTGAAATCGGGCGCGACTTCCTGGAAGCCAACGGCGTCAACACCCGCGGCATGGACCGCATGGCCCTGGCGCAGCGCATGCTGCACTTCCGTGCCGGCGGCTCCATGGGCACCAGCGACTTCACCAGCCTGTTTGCCAACGTCGCCAACAAGCGCTTGCGCAACGCCTACGACGAAAACCCCGGCACCTACAGCCTGTGGGCGCGCCGCGCCCCCAACGCACCGGACTTCAAGAACATGTCCGTCGTGCAGCTCTCCGGCGCGCCCGATCTGCTGCAGGTCAACGAACACGGCGAGTTCAAGTACGGCAAGATGACCGACGGCGCCGAGACCTATTCGATGCTGACCTACGGGCGCATCGTCTCGCTCACCCGCCAGGCCATCGTCAACGACGACCTGCGCGCCTTCGAGCGCATGGTGTCCGCCTTCGGCTTCGCTGCGCGCCGCCTGGAAAACCGCACCGTCTACAGCATCCTGACGGCCAACGCCAACATGGCCGACGGCGTGGCCCTGTTCAATGCCACGCACGCCAACTACGACACAGGCGCCGGCACCGCGCTGCAGATCAGCGCCCTGACCAGCGGCCGCACCAAAATGCGCCTGCAAAAAGGCCTGGCCAGCGAAGAGCTCAACCTCGCGCCGAGCTACCTCATCGTGCCCGCCGCGCTGGAGCAAACGGCCTACCAGCTCACCAGCAGCAACTACGTGCCCAGCACCAAGGCCGAGGTCAACGAGTTCCGCACCGGCGGGCGCACGGCCCTCACGCCGGTGGTGGAGCCCGTGCTCGACGCCACCAGCGCCACCGCCTGGTACCTGGCTGCCGCCAGCTCGCAGATCGACACCGTCGAATACTGCTACCTCGACGGCGCCGAGGGCCCTGTCATCGAAAGCGAAGTCGGCTTCGAGACCGACGGCGTCAACTACAAGTGCCGCCTCGACTTCGCCGCCAACGACATCGACTACCGCGGCCTCTACAAGGCAGCCGGCGTCTGATAACGCACAGCCCCGGGCCTGATGGCCTGGGGAGCCAAGCCAACCATTCAATTTTCGGAGCAACCTCATGAAAAACTATGTGCAGGACGGTGAAACCCTCACCCTGACCCCCGCCGCCGCCGTTGCATCCGGCGTCGGCTACCTGTTCGGCCAAGCCCTCTTCGGTGTCGCCAGGGGCGATGTCGCCATCAACACGCCCGGCGAATTCCAGACCGATGGCGTGGTTGACATCGCCAAGACCAGCGCCCTGGCAATCTCTGTCGGCGACCGTCTCTACTGGGACTCGGTCAACAAGGTCGTCAATAAGACCGCCACCGCGCAGCAGTGCGTCGGCGTGGCCGTGGCGGCCGCGGCCAACCCGTCCGCCACCGTCAACATGAAGCTGGTGCAGCTGCTGCCGGTCGCCACCTGACCTGACGCAACACCCAGGGAGCCAGGTCCATGCCCGCACCGTTCGCTGCGTTGCAGACGCGCATCAACGCGGCTGTTTTCAGGCGGCTTGCGAACGCGCTCGCCACCATCAACGGCGCGCAGACGGACGTCATCTTCGACAACGGCTACGCCCTGGGCAACGTCGGCGCCATCGGCATGGCCAGCACCGAGCCCACCATCACTCTGCCCACCGCCAGCGTGCCTGCCTCGCCCAAGGGCAAGCCCGTGGTGGTGGGTGGCGTGAGCTACATCATCGCCACGCACGAGCCCGACGGCGCCGGCGTGAGCGTGCTCGGTCTTGAGCGCGTGAGCGTGCCATGACAGCGTTTGACCAAATCATCGACAGCGTCGCCGCGCTGCTGGCCGGCGCGCCCGCCGTGTGCACCACCATCCGCACCGATGAGGTGGACGAATTTCCCGAGGAAATCTCCCAGGCCGTCGAGATAGACCTTGGCAACAGCGCCGCCGCCACGCTGGGCGGCCTCACCGGCAACCCGCTCGACTGGCAAACGCCGGTGCGCATCACCTGCCACGCCAAGGCCACCACGGGCGCTACTGCGCGCCAGGCCGCCAACGCGCTGGTGGCCGCCGTCTATGCGCGCCTCATGGCCACGCCCGATCTGGGTCTGGGCAACGGCGCGCACCTGCACCCCGAGCTACAGCTCAACTGGGCCGCTGCGCGCAAGGCGCACCGCATGGCTGCGTGCGAGATGCACATGACCGTCATCCACCGCACCACCAACACCAACCTGACCTGACACCCCCGAGGAGACACACACCATGGGCCAACCCACATCCACCCCCCCCGGCGGCGGCACCTGGCGCTGGGACGAAGCGCAAGACCTATGGGTCTCGCTCACCGCCGACGAAGCCGCCGAGCACAGCGCACGCCAAAACGCCGCCGATGAAGCCGCAGCCGCAGCCGCCGAGCAGTCGGCCGCCGCGCCCAATGCGCCGCGCGGCAAGCGCCAGCAGCAACCCCTTGACCCAAGCGCCGCCCCCGCGCCGCAGGAGTAACACACCATGACCCGCTACATCGGCAACACCTTCGTCCAGGCCAAGGCCGAGACCACCGCCGGCACCGACGCCGCGCCCACCAACATCGCAGACGCGGTGCTGGTGACGGACTGCAAAGTGACCCCCATCGAGGGCCGCTTCGTCGACCGCAACCTCCTGCGCGGCTACTTCGGCTCGCCCGACAAACTCGCGGGCAGCATGTTCAAAAAGGTCAGCTTCACCGTTGAGCTCGCCGGCAGCGGCGCCGCCGCCACCGCGCCCCAGTATGGCGACCTCTTCATCGGCTGCCTGGGCTCCGAGGCGCTGCTCTCCACGCCCAGCCGCGTGGAGTACACACCCTACACCCCCAGCAGCACGGTCGCGCTCAAGACGCTCACCATCTACGTCTGGGACGACGGCGTCCTGCACAAGCTCCTGGGCTGCATCGGCAGCGCCAAGATCAGCGCCAAGATCGGAGACCGCGCCACCGCCGCGTTTGACTTCATTGGCCTTGACGGCGGCGACACCGCAGTCGCCAACCCCGCGCAGACCTTTACCGCATGGAAGACGCCGCCCGTCGCCACCAAGGCCAACGTGGTTGACATCACCCTGGGCTGCAGCTACAGCGCCGGCGCGCTCAGCGGCGGCGTCGTCTACCCCAGCCAGGGCCTGGAGCTGGACCTGGGCGTCAAAACCGACTTCGTCGACACCCTGAGCGCCCAGCGCACCGACAGCTCTGGCCGCACCGCCTCGGGCAGCGTCACCATGGAGCTGACCGCCGCGCAGTACGTCTCCATGCTCACGTCCATCAAGACCGCCGCGCAGCAGTCGCTGGGCTTCACCCTGGGCCTGACGGCGGGCAACAAGCTCATCTTCTACTGCCCCGCCATCACCCTGCCGCCGCCCAGCCAACAAGACGTCAACGGCGTGCGCATGCACGGCTTCGGCTTCACCGTGCACCCCCTGGCGGGCAATGACGACTGGCGCATCGTCACCCAATGACAAGCGGGCAAGCACGCACATGATCAAGCTCACCGAAAACGCCACCTTCACCGTGCCCGTCGCCCTGGCCGTGCCCGGCGTGGAGCAACCGCAAGAGGCGCGCATCACCTACCGCGTCATCAGCCGCGCGCGCTTGCGCGAGATCGGCATCCTGGCGAAGGTCGTCAACGCCAACGCGCTGATGCGCGCCTGGGTCTACCTCAAGCTGTGCTGGCGCGCACGCCGCCGCGCCGGCCTCCTTGACCTGGCGGCCGAGCTCATCGAGTCATGGGAGGGGTTCGACCTCCCGTACAGCCGCGCCGCGCTGCGCACCCTGTTCACGCAGATCCCGGGCTCCTACATCAGCGTGCTCGCCGCCTTCTTCAGCGGTCTGGAGGAGGGCAGGCGAAAAAACTGAAAAGCGTCGCTGCCGCCCTCTACGGCAGCAGCGACGCGGACGAGCTGCAGATGATGCGCCGCTCAGGCGTGCCAGAGAGCGAAGTGCGCAAACGCGCCGTGGCGCTTGGAATCGACGCCGAGGCGGTCAACGCGTGTTGGCCCGATCACGCACAGAGCCTATCGGCTCTGAGGCTCATGTCCACGCAGTGGTCCGTCGGCGCGCAGGGCGTGGTGCTCGGCATGCGCTACGAGGCGCTGGGCCTGGTCTTCGAGGCGCTAGGAGTGAAGAAAAAAGACTACAGGGAGGCGCTCGATGCGCTGCAGGTGATGGAGCAAGAGGTGCTACAGATTTTCAATCGGAAGCGAAATGGCTGAATCCAAAATCAAGATCACCGCCGAGACCACGCAGGCCGAGCAAGCTCTCCAAAACCTCGGCGGCAGGGTCAAAGAGGTTGACGAAAAGTTCTTGGGCCTGAGGGGCAGCCTCACCGAATTCAGCGCGGCCATGTCAGCGGGTGTATTGGCGGTGGCGATCAAGAAAAGCATCGATCTTGCCGACTCGCTCAACGACCTGTCAAAGCGCACCGGCGCCAGCGTTGAAACTCTGTCTGGTCTGCGCTTGGCCGCAGAGCAGTCAGGCACCAGCTTGGAGGCCGTGGCCAACGGGACCAAGAAGCTCTCGGTATCGCTCCATGAGAACCGTGATATCTATCACAAGCTCGGCATCAGCACCACCAACCAGACAGAGGCACTGATCCAGTTGGGCGACGTCTTCGCCGCCATGGAAGACCCGGTAAAGCGCAGCGCCCTGGCGGTCAAGATTTTCGGCAAGTCAGGCGATGAAATGATCCCGCTGCTCATGGAGGGCTCGGATGGCATCAGACGCATGATAGAGCGAGGGCACCAGCTTGTGCCCATCACTGCCGAAATGGCCAAACAGGCGGACCGCTTCAATGACAGCCTGGCCGAGCTGAAGCTGCGCTCCAGTGACACCGCTGTCATTCTTGCCAACAAGCTTTTGCCAACGCTCAACAATGCGCTTGAGCAGTTCGCAATCGGACAAAAAAATGCCGATGGCTTGTTGGACTCCATCGTGACCTTTGGCACCATCAATCCGTTTCTCAGTCAAACAGAGAACATCAGATCCTATACAGCGGAGCTGGAGAGTCTGAAGAAATCACGGGCGGACTATCTCGCAAAAGGGTTCAGCACCGCAGCGTATGACGCAGACATTGAAGACCTTCAAAAAAAGCTGCGCTACTTGAAGGAGATGCAGCGCAGCATTGCGCTCCAAGACTCTGAAAACAATCAATCCCCGGCAGAGACGCGCCGCCTCGGCATGACACGCGGTCAGTCGGCCAATGCGGGGGCCTCTTTGCTCAAAGCCTTGGGGCCAGAGGCCAAGGCGGACCCTGCCGATCTTGCCATCACCGCGCTGCAAAACGAGCAGTTCCAAAAGCAGATGCAGTTGCTCGGCGTGCTGCCTGAGCAAGTCAAGGTCTACCAGCTCGCCATGATGGGCGCCACCGATGCGCAGCTCCAGAAGGCCCAGGCCGCAGCCAAGATGGTGGAATCCCTCAAGGTCGCTCTTGAAGTGCAGGGCGCCGTATCGTCGATGGAATCCGACACCTTCAAAAAGCAGATGGAAGCCTTGGGCGTGCTGCCCGCGCAAATCAAGGTCTACGAACTGGCCAAGAAGGGCGCGACGCAAGCTGATATTGAGCAGGCCCAGGCGGCTGCCAACAACGTCATGGCGGCCGACGCCCGGATCAAGCAACAAAAGGAAGAAGAAGAGGCGCTCAAGTACGCCGCCAAAGCCACCTATGAGCTGAGCCAGGCCCGCGCCGCCTCGCTCGGCGTGCTCGCGGACCTGGGAATGCAGGAGCAGATTCGCGCCGCAAGCATGCGTGCCGGCATTCTTGGCGAGCGCGAGGTGGTCGACCTACAGGTGCAGATGGCGCAAGACCAACTCGACCGCCAGGTCCAGCAAAAACGCGAGGCGCTCGACCGCGAGCGCCAAATTGAGACGGAAAAACACGCGTGGTCGCTTGAGGCTGAAATTGCCTATCAGTCGCGCAAAAGTCTGATCGAGGAAGAATATGCAGCCCGCATCGCGGCCGTGCGCAACGAGGCCGACCAGCGTCGTCTAAAGAGCGAAGTCTCTGTCGCCAATATTTCAGAAAACCTGCGCAAGGGCGAGTATGGCAACGCCATGTCTTTGGCGCAGCAACTCAGCGCCGGCCTGGCGGGCCACAGCCGCGCCGCGTTCGAGGTCAACAAAGTCGCCAGCCTGGCCAACGCCGGCATCAAGGGCTACCAGGCCGTGCAAGCGGCATACGCGCATGGCTCTACTTGGGGCGGCGTCGCCGGCGGCGCCCTGGAGGCCGGCATTGCCTTGGCCTTCACCGCCGCGCAAATCGACGCCATCAACAGCACGCAGTTCGGCGGTGGTGGGGGCGGCGGCATCAGCGCCCCCGGCGGCGGCGTGCCCAGTTTCAGCACCACGCCGGGCATCCCCGTGCAACCCATTGCGGCGCCCAACGCGCAGATAGCGGCGCCCAAGACCCAGGTCAGCCTTGTGCTGCAAGGCAGCCAGTTCAGCTATTCACAAGTTGTGGATCAGATCATCCCGTTAATCAACGAGGCCGCCGGCAACGGCGCCGATATCCGCGTCACCAGCGTCTGAGCACACCATGGCCTTGCCCCGCATCCTGCACCAAAACATCATCGCCCAAGCCGCCAGCGTGGTGGCGAGCAGCACCGCCGCGGGCGCTGCCGTTGCCAACCTCAGCGACGGCCGCCCCTACACCTGGTGGAGCCCGGCGGCCATGAACGCCAGCATCGAGGTGGACGCCGGCGTGGCCGTGGAGGCCGACGGCCTGTACATCCCCGCGCACACGCTGGACAGCACGTTTTGTGATGTGTCGGTGTATGCGGCGGATCTGCCGTTTAGCGGGATGCAGATGCTTACTGCGCCTGAGGATTTTGGCAGCGCCGATTGGGCAAAGACGAACGTCACCATTGTTACAAACACCATCACGGCGCCCGACGCAAGTTCAACGGCTGATTTGATCAAAGAGACGACTGCGGTTGGAGTGATTCATTTTGTTCAGCACGCCTCCGTGGCTTCTATTGTCGGATCAAAATATACTGGCTCTATATTTCTAAAACCGTCTGGTCGTCATCGCGGGTATATAGATATCTCTGATGGAGTTACCGGATCAGCGGTCGCCGTTTATGATTTGGTCGCCGGTACTGTTTCAACCCAGTCAAGCGGCAGTTGGACTGGAGTGGCCGCGTCAATATATAGAGACAGCAATGGCTTCTTTCGGGTCTCGGTCACTGGTATTCCGGGTTCCGGGTCGGTGCTGCTTATGGCTATCGCTTTATTGGACGCGGCCGGCAACTCGACCTACACCGGAGACGGCGCAAGCGGAGTTGCCGCGTGGGGGGCGATGTTACATACAGGATCTTCCCCGGCACCATACATTCCACAGGGATCTGGGCGCTGGATCGGATCGACGGCACTTGCATACAGTAACCGTGTGATGTCGCCAAAAAATATTATTACAGGAAGCGCCATCATTACACCGAATTCCGCCATGGCGCCAAACGGCATGAAGGAGGCATCGATTGTAGATGATCAATCATTGTCAAGTCTTAACGGAGCAACACTCGGCAGTATGGCGGAATTGCATGAAGGTGAAGGGTACCAAACCGCCGGCGTTTTTGTAAAAAAATCAAAAGATGATGCACATTATGCGTGCTTGTATTTAGCCCGCTACGGCGCGACGCCGGTAGAGCAGTATATTGTAATAAATACCAACACAGGAGCATTATCGGCAGTATTCGGAAGCCCGTTGGATAAAGGTATAGAAGACTGTGGAGATTACTGGTGGGCGTGGATTCAAGGGAGCGCGAATAGTGGCGCTGGAAATTTGCATTGTGATGCCTCATTTTACCCAGCCTGGAATTATGACGGCGCGTCAGCGGTATCTATATCCACCACCGGAAGCAAAGTAATTTGGGGCGGCAAGCTGGAAAAAACCCAGGGCCGCCCCGCCCCTTTCCGCGAAGACGCCCCCCTATACCTGCCCTTCCCCACCACCACCAAGCGCTACTGGCTCATCCGCCTCAATCGCAAAACAGGCGCCGCTCTCCCCGCCATCGGCGAGCTGGTGCTGGGCAAGGCGCTCACCATCCCCACCGGCGTGACGCAGGGCACAGACCTGCTCACGCGCAAGGTGGACGGCCAGCGCAACGCCAATGAGAACGGGCAGCCCCTGGGGCGCACCATCAATTTTGAGACCCGCGCCATCTCGCTCAAATTCGAGCGCGTGACATGGCAGTGGCTGCGCGGCGTGTGGGAGCAAGCCTGGCGCCGTGGCCTGCGCAGCGAGCCGTTTGGGTTTGTGTGGGATTACGAACAAGCGGTGGAGGATGTGGTGCTTGTCACCGCCGCAGACCAGTACACCGCGCCCCACTACAGCGGCAAAACGGCGGACCTCAACGTCACCGTCAGCGGGGTGGTGACATGACCACCCGCAGCGCCGTACAGGGCAAGCACGAGCGGGTGATCTCCCTCGTGCTTGAGGTCGATGTCGATCGGTGCACCAACACCTACCGCGTCGCCCCCTGCACCGCCACGGGCGCCGTGGGCACGGAGTGCTACAACACCTGGGCCACCTGCCAGGCCAAGACCGCGTTTGTGCGCGGCAGCGTGACCAAAAAATTCTGCTCGCGCGGCACCCTGGTGCCGGGCGAGACGGTGCGCCCGTACATATCGGGCAGCGCCGCGGTCACCCCCACCGAGATCGTGCCCAGCAAGGGCTTGGCCATGCGCAGCCAGACCAGCATCAAGCTGCTTGACGAGCCCGCGCCTGACCACCTGGAAGACCCCTACGCCGCCACGCGCAGCGCGCCCGCGCAGGGCACCTGGTGGGGGCGTTTTCTGGCGCGCAACCACAACCTGGTCGGGCGCCCCGCGCGCGTGCGCCAAGGCTACGTCACCAGCCCGTGGGACTGGACCACCTTCCAGACATCGGCCTACATCATCGACGCCGTGTCTGGGCCCGACGCTGACGGCGGCGTCACCCTGGTGCTGTCAGACGTGCTCAAGCTCGCAGACCGCAACACGCTGCCCGCGCCCACCTCGGGCGCGCTGGCGCAAGACCTCAAGGCCATCGAGGCGCGTGGCTACGTGCAAAGCGCCACCAGCGCCAGCGTGGTGCTGGCGCCAGACGCATCGGCGCTTGACGGCGCCTACACCGGCATGGAGGTCTACATCGAGCATGGCACGGGCTCGGGCCAGCGCCGCGTGATCAGCGCCTACACCGGCGCCACCCGCACCGCCACCCTGGCCAGCGCGTGGGAGGTGCAGCCCGTCGCCCAAAGCGTCTACCAGATCGGCGCGCTGTCGATCAATGTGGGCGCCGGGCGCGGCGCGCAGTACGCAGACCCGGCCACCAGCGGCAAGGCCGAATACATGCGCATCGGCGATGAGGTCATCCGCTACACCGCCCGCGCCGGCGACGTGCTGAGCTGGCCAGACGCCACCTACCGCGCGCAATGGGGCACCAGCGCCAGCGACCACAAGGCCAAAGACGGCGCGCAACTGTGCCGCGCCTGGGCGGCCAAGCGCGTCTGGGAGGTGCTGCGCGACATCTTTGTGGAGTCTGGCATCAGCGCCGGGTACCTTGACCTCGCGGGCTGGCAAGCGCAGGACACCGATTGGTTCAACGGCGCCGAAATCACCACCATCATCACCGCGCCCGAGCGATCCAGTGATTTGGCGGGCGAGCTCCTGCGCGACATCGGCGCCGTCGCCTGGTGGTCTCCAGTGGAGCAGCTCGTCAAGCTGCTTGCCAACCAGCCGCTGCTGACCGCCGCGCCGCGCGTGCTCACCGCCGACAACCTGGTGGCCGCCACCACCCGCGTGGAGTCGCAAGACGGCGAGCGCATCACCGCGGCCGCGCTGTTCTACGGCCTGCGCAACGCCACCGCCAACAAGACCGAGCCGCGCAACTACCTGGCCGGCGCGCAGTATGTAGACGCCGACGCGCAAAGCGCCGCCGAGTACGGCGACACCCGCCAAACCACCAGCTACAGCCGCTGGCTGGGCACGGCCAACACCGTCTTCGCCGCCGCCGTGGTGGCCCGGCGCCTGGCGCGCCTGCGCGACGCGCCAAAAAAGATCACCATCAAGCTCGACCCGCGCGACGAAGTGGCCATGGGCGAGCAGCTCAACATCACCACCCGGCGCCTGGTGGACGCCGCCGGCGCGCCCAAGCAGGTCACCTGCCGCATCGTGCGCCTGCAAGACAGGGGGTCGCACTTTGAGGCCACCGCGCTCACCCTGGGCTACCGGCGCGCACGGTACGCGTTCATCGCCCCCAACGGCCAACCTGACTACCTGGCCGCCAGCGCCGCGCAACGCAAATACGCCTACATCTGCTCCAGCGCCACGGGGCGCATGAGCAATGGGGACGACGGTTATTACATCCCGTGAGAACACCATGACGACTACCGCAATACAAGAATCCGAGCAGACAATTGAGATCCCGCCCAACGTGCTGGTGGGCTGCCCCATGGCCAACGGCCGCCTGGTGCGGCTGGAGAAGTGCACCGCCTGCCCCAACTGGCGCGGGCTGGGCGACCGCTTTGGCGACGGCAGCGCGCACCCCTTCGCGGTGCGCTATCTGCTGCAATGCGCGCACCCGCGCAACCTGGGTCTGGTGGAGCTTGAGCCATGACCGCCGTCAGCAAAGCGTGGGTCACCCTCACAGACGCCGCCACCGACGTCGACAGCCCCGTGGACCAGGCTCTGGTGCAGGGCCTGCGCGACGACACCGTGCACCTGCGCGAGTGGCTGGGCGCGAGCTACACCGCCGGCGCGGCGCAAGACCACAACCACGACGGCGTCAACTCGGCCATCGTGGAGGTGGGGCCCAACGCGCTGCGCAACGGCAGCTTTGAGCAGGGCCTGACAAGCTGGACGGCCACCGCCTACGCCGGCGGCACCGCCGCGCCCAACGCCGCCAACATGGACGGCGCCGCCTGCGCGGCCATCACCAGCACGGTGCTGGCCAACGGCGGTGGAGAGCTGATCAGCAGCGAGTACATCACCTGCGCCGAGGGCCGCGCCTATGGGCTCAGCGCCCTCGCCAAGGCCAGCGTGGCGGGCGTGTCGGCGCAAATCGACGTGTATTGGTACAACGCTGCAAAAGGGCTGATATCGACGACGTCGGCATACTTTTCCGCATCCGTCCCGCTGACGGCGACGCAGGTTGGCGCTATTGTCTCGGCGCCTACAAACGCACGCTACATGCGCGTGCGTTTGACAGGTGGCATCCCCAACACCGGCACCGCGGTCGGCACGGTGTATTTTGATGGGTGCGTGCTCGGCGCATTGGCCGCGCGGCACGGGGCCGGCACGGCGTACCTCTATCCCGCCGGCGCGCCGACGTACATGTCAGCGGCCACGGGCAATGTGTACGTGGAATTCTTCAACGCCAAAATCATCAAGTCAGGCACGCTGCGCATCGCATTCGACACGACTTTTATCGGCGGCAATCCAAGCCACGCCGCGCGCGTTTATAAAAACGGCGTTGCCTATGGTCCGGTGCACAACTTCAACAACAGCGCCGCCAATTCGTTTGCTGATGATCTTGATTTTGTCGCCGGCGACACCGTGCAGGTGTACGCCAATGATTTGAGTTCGGGCGCGCTCGTCGGGCTCGGAAACTTCCGCATCGGCACGGCCGTGGCTGATCTTGTCGCGGTCAATTACTCAATCGGGGTGCGCTGACATGGCTTACAAAATTGTGACCGCCGGCGACCGCATCGTTGAGCTGTTTAATGACGACTACCTGGCGCCGCCGGCCACGGCCGTGCCCATATCAGACGCAGAGGGCCAGGCCCTGGCCGAGGGCGGCTTTGCGGCCTGGCGCTACATTGGCGGCGCGGTGGTGCGCGCACCGATCGCGCCCGCAACGCCGGCGCAACTGCACGCCACCATAGACGCCGCCGCCGGAGCGGCGCGTGCGCGCTACATCACCGTGGCGGCTGGGCAAGAGGCCACCTACCTGCTCAAAGACCAGCAGGCGCGCGCTTACAAGGCCGCGGGCTACCCATTTGCCACGCTCGCAAGCTATGCCTACGTGCAGGCCGAGGCCATGGCCATCAACGGCGCCACACCCACCGCCGCGCAGACGCAGGCCGCGGCCGACGCCATCATCAATCAGGCCGACGCCTGGCTGGCCAAGGGTGCGCAGATCGAGCAGCAGCGCATCACGGGCAAGCGCGCGGTGACGGCGGCGGCTGATGCTGCCAGCGCGCAGGCGGCGTGCGATGCGGCGGTGGTGGTGCTGGCGGCATGCTGATGGTCAAAGACAACATGGATAGGAGATACAAATAATGGCTGAACCAACCTCTACCGCAGCCGGCGCCACGCTGGTGGCCGCGGCGGCAAGCGTGCCGGTGCTGTCGCTGGCGGCGTCTTCATCGCTGGTGCTTTTTGGCGTCCCGCTGGAGTTGCGCATCGACGTGCTCATGGCGGGCTTCGGCGGCGCGCTCGCCGGGGTGATATTGCTCAACACCGTGCCCGCCACGGACGACACCTGGCGCGATCTGCTGCGCTCCACGCTCAAGCGCATGGGCGTGACCATCGCCAGCAGCCTGACGGCTGGCTACCTTGTCCCGCTAGTGCTGCTGCTGGGCAGCGTGCCGCCCTCGCTCATGCTCGCGTTTGCCTTTGTGGTGGGCGCGGGCGCGCAGAAGATTCTGGCGCGCTACGTCATGCGCGTGGCCGCGCAGGCGGCGCCAGCAGAGCAGGGGGGCGCGCCATGAGCACGCTGCACATCTTGCACGCGCTCGCCGCCTTGGTGGTGCTGGCCGAGGCCATCAACAAACTCTTGCGCTGCGACCCACTGGCGCGCGGCATGTGCGCGCACACGCGCACGGTGGACGCGCTCAAGGCGCTGGCCTGGTATTTGCTGGCGCTGGCCGCCATCGACGCGCTGATCGGCACGGCGCTGATCGCCGCCGGCTCCGGGCCGCTGAGCACAACGCTCATCACCATCGGCGAGCAGCCCACGCCTGGGCATGTGGCGGCGCTGGCCGGGCTGGCGGTATTAATTGTGCGCACACGCATCAAGGAGGGCTGAGCCATGCAACTCTCGCCACACTTCACCCTGGCCGAGCTGACCCGCAGCAACAAGGCCCAAGCACTCGGCATCGACAACACCGCGCCGCCAGAGATCGTGCCGCGCCTGGTGCTGCTGGCCGAGATGCTGGAGCGCATCAGATCCACGCTGGGCGCACCGGTCATCGTGACCAGTGGCTACCGGTGCCCCGTGCTCAATGCGGCCGTCGGCGGCCGCACCAGCAGCGACCACACCGGCGGCCACGCCGCCGACATCGTGGCGCCCGCGTTTGGCGAGCCCACCGAGGTGGCCCGCCTGCTGGCCCCACGGGTCGATGTGCTGGGCATCGGCCAGCTCATCCTTGAGGGCGTGGCAGGCAAGCAATGGGTGCACGTCTCCACCCACACGCCAGAGCGCCAGATCAACCGGGTGATCACCATCACCGACGCCGGCACGGTGCCGGGGATTGTGGGGTTGGCGTGAGCGATCAAAAAAAAGCAGGCATCGTGATCGACGACTGGAAGTTGTCGATATTCGAGCGACACCTGAAACAGTCTGGCTACACGTTCCAGAACGCCGGCTATATGACCGAAGCCGCGCTCGTTCTGCGCGTTGACACCACCAATATCGTGGCACTCGGCGAAGTGGTGAAGGCCGCAAACGCCGAGGCCGCACAAACAGGAGCACCACGATGAGCAAGACCACCTTGACAGACGGATCACCCGTTACGCCCGACCACCGTGAGATCGACCCAAATACAGGACAACAGAAGGCCTATGTGGTGCTCAGCGCCGAAGAGCGGGCGCTGGGCTTTGTGCGCCCGGTGCGCGCGTCATACGTGCACGAGCCATGCGGCACTGTGACGACCATGGGCCGCGCGCTGGCAGAGACCTATGCAAGGCAGCCAGATTTTTACAGCGGCACATTCTGCTGCGCCTGTCGCAAGCACTTTCCGGTTGGCGCGCACGGTGAATTCGTTTGGGCCGGCACGAGCGAGAAGGTGGGGACGTGAGCAAACCCCACCGCGCCACCCCCCGCAAACGCCGCCCGCGCGAGATCGACGCACTGCGCGCGCGGGACCAACGCCGCCAGCAGCGCGAGCTGCTTGAGCGCTACGAGCGCCGCGCCGACGTGCCGGTGCGCGATATGGGGGTGTACAAACCATGAGCCTATCCACCAAAGCCGCCGCCGCCCTGCTGGCCATCCTGCTCGCGCTGATCGCCGCGCTGCAATACGGGCGCCACCAATACGCCGCTGGCGTGGCCACCACCACCGATCACTACGAGGCCGCCATCGCGCGCCAAAAAGCGCAGGCCGCCGAACTGCTGGCCGCCGAGACCGCCAAGGTGCTCGCGCGCGAGAGCGAGCTGCAAGACATACGCCAAAAACAGGAGCTACAAGATGCGCAACACCAACAGACTACCAATGCCCTTGCTGATCGCCTGCGCCGCCTTGGCGGCCCTGCTGGGCGGCTGCGCGACCCCAACGCCACCAGCCCCGGATGTGGGCGCGGTGGTGCTGGCGCCCCAGACGCAGCCCCAGCCGGCCCCCCAGATCGTGCAGCAGACCGAGCCGATGCCGGCGGGCTACTTTCAGCAGAGCTTTCTGCACTACTTCGCGAGCGACTGAGCCAGGCGGACCAGATCAACCTGGCCTACGCGAGCTGCCGCGCAGATTTGTTGCGCCGCGCGGCCAGGCCGCCGTAGCGCCCCGTTGCCCCAAGCAGTTGCACCCAGGCGCTCACAGGCCGCCTGGTTTTTTCCCCTCTGGCCTTCGGGCTGGAGGGTTTTTTTTGCATTTTGCGGGAAATTATTTCAAAACTTTCCGACGAACGGTAGTTGATGGGCTTGTATAGTACCGTAAAGGTACTATAATTTGACACATGGACAGGCAATAAAGCAGGTCCCCGGCGCCTCCCGGCTTGAGGGGCAAAGGAAATCAAATGGACGCAAACATCAAGTTTTTTGACAACCTCGGCAACGCCGCTGGCAGCGCCGCCAGTCTCCTGCGCAGCGCCGCTGAGATGCTTGAGATCAATCGAGAGATCGGCTCGGTCAACATCTTTGGGGCGACGGAGACCGCTGAAAGCGTCGCTGGCCAGATCACGCTGGTCCGCAGCCGCGCCGCTGATCTGATTGATAAGGTCTCCACGGCCTTGCGGTCTGCCTGATCATGGGTGGCCTCAACCGAGGCCGCTACACGGTCCAGCTCGGCGGACCGTGGCGGCTGTATACCCATGCGTTGCCGGGCTGGCGGATGCTCGGCACCATCCAGCGAAACATGGAGATTGGTGCTCTTGCGCTGTCTCAGTGTGGCGTGTATACACAAGTCAACGCTGGTGCAGTCCGGGCGCTTAACCAAAACAAAATCGCAACGGCCATAAAGTCGCAATCATGAGTCTGCATATCATCCGCGCGCTTGACGCGCATGGCCACACCATCGGTTATCTCTGGCGCGGCAAGCTGGTCGAGAGCGCCGGCTCGGCAAAAATCTACACCTCGCCATCGGCGGCCCAGCGCGCCATCGAGCAAGCCGGTGATCTGGCTGCAGGATGGGTGGTGCAACCTATCCGACGCACAGAAGACAATATGTGCGCCGCTGCGCCCGTTGGCCAGCCGGATCACATGACCCCCGCCGACCTGCGCGCCTGGCAGGCGCTGATGGGCTACACCCAAGAGGCCGCCGCCGAGGCGCTGGGCATGTCGCTGTCCGGCTACAAAAAGCTGGTCGGCGGCGTGTGCAAGATCGATCACCGCACCGCGCTGGCCTGCGCAGCGCTCAGGCAAGGGCTGCGGGCGTGGGGTGAGCCTCGCTAATCCCCCGCAAGCAGCTTGCTCTTCCACTCCCAATCCTTGTACTTGTCGCCCGTCTGTTTGAGGTGGGTGTAGCGTTGCAGGCTTTTCCAGGAGCGGTGGCCAGAGACACAGGCCACGCGCGGGATGTTCCAGCCCAGCTCGAACAGGCGGCTGATGCCCTCATGCCGCAGGTCGTGGAAATGCAGATCCTCGATGCCCAGCAGCACGCAGGCACGGGTGAACGATGCGCTGACCGACTCGGCGTTGTATGGCCAGATGCGGCCATTGGCCACGTGGCGCTGCTGGATGAGCTGCAGGGCCTCGGGCGTCAGCAGGGTCGTGACGTCGTTGCCGATCTTCTCGCCGGGGTTCTTCATGTCGCGCACGATGATCTCGGCCTGGTCGGCGTTCAGGTCCTCAGCCACCATGCGGCAGGTCTCTTCTTGGCGGCGGGTGGAAAAGATGCTGAAAAGGATCAGCCGCGTCATGGGAATGGCGTTGCTGCGTTTCTTTTCGTAGGCAGCGTAGTAGGTCAGCAGCTTGTCCAGCTCTTGCAGCGTGGGGCGCCTGGTGCGCTGTCTGGATCGGCTGATCAGCCCCAGCTTGTCGGCCACCACCCGCGCGTCGTCGATCGCCCCTTTGTCCAGCGGGTAACCCCATGCCGGCCTGGCCACGCTGAAGACGGCTGCCAAGTGCGACAGGTAGTTGCCGCGGGTCTGCGGCTGTGACGTCATGGACTGGATGTACTCCACCAGCGTGTGGCTCTTGATCTCTGAGCAGCGCAGCTCGCCCAGGGCAGATGCCTTGATGGTGCGCAGCACCTGGTCTTTGGTCTTGCCATGCGGGCGCAGCTTGTCCGCGTTGTACTTGTCGATTACGGCGGCCAGGGTGGGGTCGCTGGGCTTGATCAGCGCACCTGGCACCGCCAGCTCGGTCTCGCGCTTCTTCAGCCAGGCCTGTGCTGCGGGCTTACGATCAAAGGTCTGCGATTCGGTGAAAATGGTCTTGCCGCCGTCCTTGAGCCGGATCTGCGCGGTGTGCCCGATGGTGCCGTCTTTTCGCTTGCGTGAGATAATCGTTCCCATTGCAGTGCTACATGGAGTTTTTGTAGCACCAAATGTAGCACCGACAGAACGGAAAAGCCTAGAACTGCGGCAAATAAGAGTGAATCAGACAGCCCGACAGCATGGTGACGACAGAGGGGAAAACGATCGTCAGAGGGGATCGCGGTTAAGTGTCGCGCCGATGCTGGATTGGACGGATTAAAAAGAGAAAACCCAAGCAGATCAACATGCTAACCGATCTGGCCCAGGTGCATGTAGCACTCATGTAGCACTGGCGGAGAGGCCAGATATCTGGCGGGCCTCTTTTACTGCTGCCGCACGTCGCGCATCGATGTAGGTGGCCAGGTCTGTCAAGTGCACGCCCCTGGCCGCTTTCTGCGATCCACTTTCGATGCGGGTGAGCGGAATGTCGATGTCGCCGATCGCAACTTTGCGCAGGAACTTTTCCGTGCTGAGGTGGGGAAAGTAATCCTTGACCACCTTATCGACTGGGATGATGGCGGCCGCGTCGTATTGAGCCATGAGCAAAAAAGCGGTGTTCATATCATGCTCCTGTGGCCGGCGTGCTGGCGGGTGAGTTCGTTCATAGTAGATTCCTGGCCCCGATCAGCGGGGCCATGTCGGCTTTCACTTTGCGCCAAATGCGCTCGAGGCCGCCGCATGTGTAGGGCTGGCCGTCGCGGTAAGCGCGCCAGCGCCGACAGTCGCGCGCGTCTGGATGGAGGTCAAGCTCGATGCGCTGGCCATTGATGTCAAGCACCAAGAGGCCAGGTTGGCGCGGGGCTGGATAGTCAACCTCACGCGCAAGCCGCCGCGCCGCCCGCGCCTCACGCATGGCGTCGAGCTGGTCTAGGCGGTAGCGTTTTTTTGCGTAGGACATTGCTTAATTCGTGGGCAAAGAGCGTTAACGAGATGCCTATATCTTGTTATGCCGTGCCTCGTACTTCCTGCGCGCATCAACACGCAATAGCACTTCGCTGGCAATGTCATGCGCAGCCTCGTGGTGCCCGCCGTCGTCCGGGGTCGGTGCAGTAGCGTGCTGTATCAGTTGAAGCGCCAGCACCAGATCATTGGCAGGTACGGCGGGCACATAATCGGCTTGCAGTACGGGTGGATTCATCAGCATTTCAGTTCTCCTTTCGCCGTTCCCGGCATAACTTGTCATTCAAGAGCGGATCGCTTCGCGCCCGCTTAATTTGGCGTTATGTGTCGGTATGGTGTAGTTGCCGTCATAGCGAGGCTCAAGTCGAACCAGTCTCAATGCGGCGTGCCGTTCCTGCTCTTGCTTATAAATTGCGCTCGGCCACCATGGAGCAGGCTCGTAAATCTCGCACTCTCGCGGATCAACCCCGTACAGTTTCATTAGCTGCATAGGGCCGACGTAATGCCGCTGCCCGTCTGTCTTGCTGGTCACGATTCCGGGGCAAACAACGTATTTCAGCATTTCAATCTCCCACACATAACATCGCGGTCAAACCGCGCCTTCGGCGCTTGGACGGGCGGCAAGCCGCCCGCCATTTACCTCGGCGTTAGCCAATAATTTACTTCTGCTCGGCACGTGGCCGTCCCGGCGCACCTGGCGCTCGGCGCCGTCGACGGCGCGCAGGAATTCGCGGCGGCCGAGTTGGCGGAGCTGGAAGGTGTGGAGATTCAGGAAGGTGTGCAGATCATTGATTTCCTGGTGGTAGAGGGCGGTGCTCTTCCATTCGCCGGTGGCCGTGGCGCGGCGGTAGATGCTTTGCAGGGCGCGCTCTGCGTCGGCCAGATCCTCTGCCAGGCCGCGCACGATGCCCTGGCGCTCGATGGCCATGGCCATTTGCACGGCGCCGGCGGCGATGGCCCATTGGCCTTCGGTGGCTACGCCCTCGCGCAGGGCCTTGATGCATTGGGCGATGGGTTGCAGCACGTCTTGCAGGTCTTCGGGGGTGGGCTTGGCGGCGTGGTGCAGGGCGATGTCCAGCGTGTTGCAGGCGATCCGGCGAGGGCGGTAGGGCTTGCGGGGCTTTTTGTTTTTGGTCATGCTGCCACCAACACCTTTCTGGCCCCGCGCTCTTCGGCAGCGCTGACCTTGCCTGCGGCTTCGAGCTGCTCCATGAGGTCCATGGCCCTGTCGGTGCCGATGCTCAACTTTTCCTTCAGGAGGCGCACGCTGGCCTTTTGGGCCTTGGTGATGGTCTGGAGGGCTTTGGTGTAGAGGGGATCAATGGGATCGGCCTGGGCGGCGTCTGCTGCTGTGGCCTGGCGCTGGGCGGCAGGGGTGCCGCGGTCGCGTTTGGCGGTGGGCTGGAAGGGCCAGGCGGCCGCCTGCTTGCCACCTGCTGGCCCGGTGGTCGGCGCCACTGCGCCCTTGGGCGCAGAAGCCGGCCCTTCAAGGCCCTGCATCGCGGTAGCGATGCCTTGCTTTGCTTCGGCGGCCGAGATCGTCGCCGCGCTCGTCTTCCCCCGCGCCCCGCGCGCTTGCGCAGCAGGGGCGGGGGTGGTGGGTGCTTTTTTGGCGGTTGACTTGGGGTAGATGCGGGCCTTGACTTCGGCCTCGATGCGCGTGGTGGCGGCTTTGAGCTTGTCGCCCCATACGGCCTTGGTGACCAGGCCGAAGCCCTCGCCGCTGCGGGCGTGCAGCAGGAAGAGCAGGTGCAACTGGTCAGGGCGCGGGTGGGTCTTGGCCAGCTCCTTGAGGCCGTGCTGGGCGCCTACGCTGCCGGTGGCCAGCAGCTTGCTGGCGGCGGCTGCGCCGTCGGCGTCGAGGCTCCAGGCCGCCTGGCTGGCAAGCATGCGGTGGACGTCCAGGTTGAAGTAGCTCGTGCCGATGCGTTCGGCGTCGTCCATGTGGTCGGTGGCCAGAATCTCGGCCCAGGTCTCGGCGATGATTTGCGCGCGCACCTCGCGCTCGAACTTGGCGTCCAGGCGGGCCTTGTCCTGGCTGGCCTTCTCGTCGAGCAGGTCCTTGATTTCCTTGGGCGCGGATTTCTGGTTGGCCTTGGCCTGCTCCTGCACGGTCTTGAGCAGGCTGTTGGCCACGTCATTGGGTAGGCAGGCCTCCAGTTGGCCCTTCTTCTTGGGGTTCTCCAGCATGGTGGGCTTGATGCCCCGCTCTTCCATGAGCTTGCCGATGATCTTGCGCAGGGGCTCGTCCGTGGGGCTGTCTTCCTTGTTGTCGAGGCGTTTGTATCCCTTGTACGCGCCGGTGTAGTGGTTGGTGATCAGCTCGCGGGCTTCGTCGCCGGCGATGACGGTCTGGCCCTTGGCCTCGGCCTCTTTCACCAACAGCTCGGTGGCGGCCTCTTCCTTTTTGTGGTAGCAAGATGGATCTGTGCAGACGTCGGCACTCTTGACGTCGGCGAAGAGGTCGGGGTTGGCGCCGGTGCGCTTGGCGCAGTCTTTACAGCTTCCGACGCCGGGCAGCAGGTCTGCTGCGGTGGACTTGAAGCGGGCGTCGGACAGCTTGAGCATGTAGCTGTCTTGGGCGAGTTGCTGGGCGGCGCGGTAGCTGAGGGGGTCGAGCTCGCCGTAGTAGCCGTCGCCGCGCAGCACGTCTTTGAGGAACTTGGCCTGCTGCTTGCCGTCTGGGATGCGCGCGACGAGCATGGCGACGCTGGCTTCGATCTTGCCGTCGCGCAGGGCGGCGCGGCCGTCGGTGCCAAGGTCCAGCAGCTTGAGGCGGTTGAAGACGTAGGTGCGGCTCTTGCCGATCTTCTGGGCCACCTGCTCGGCGCTCAGGTTGCTGTGCCGCATGAGCTGCTCGTAGCCCTCGGCCTCTTCGAGCGGGCTGAGGTCGTCGCGTTGCAGGTTCTCGACGATCTGGATCTCCAGCACCTGGGCGTCGCTGAGGTCGCGGATCATGGTGGGGATGGTGTCCACGCCGGCCATCAGGCTGGCACGCAGGCGGCGCTCGCCGCAGACCAGCTCGTAGATGACTTGGCGGTCGGTGTCAGGCGCGCGGCTGCCGGGCAGCATGCGCACCAGCACGGGCTGGTGCACGCCGCTGGCCTTGATGCTCTCGGCCAGCTCGGCCAGCTTGGCCTGGTTGAAGGTTTTGCGCGGGTTGCTGAGGCTGGGGGCGATCAGGGTCAGGGCGATTTGGGCGAATTGGTTGGTCATGGGGTTGGTCCTTGTGTGTGTTGCTGTTTGGTCTACGCTCACATCCTCACAGGCATCAGCCAGCCGTGCCCGCCGCTGAAGCGGAAGGCGGCGCCCTCTGTCTCGTGGGGAGACACCTCTCAATTGGGCAGGCTGGCCAGGATTTGCAGGTAGTTCAGTGAATAGCAACCGGTGCCGACCTTGACTCTTTGAAATTCAACACCACTGCCGCTGCAACTGACGCACTCCATCGGTTGGGCTTCAGGATGTCCGCTGTCGACGGGGATGGCACCTTCGCCATTGCACGATGTGCAGTAGCTATCATCGTTCGACCTTCCGTCGCCACGACAGGCGGGACAGGTGATGTAGTGGTAGATGCCGCTGCCGTTGCAGTCTGGGCAGGCCTGGCTTGGCGGAAGCTGCACATCAGCAAGCCTGTACCACACCGGGCCGCCGGGCCATTGAGCCAAGAACCTGCCGACGACGCCAATCAGGTGCTCTTTGTTGGGCTCGGGCGCCAGTTCGCCGCCGTCATCGGGCAGTACGACCATGACATGCCCATTGGTGGCCACCATGCCGTGGCCGGGCGCGCGCCAGGGGTTGTGCAGGTAGTCTCTCCTGTGCAGCGGATGGGCACAGAAGAGCGCCAGGGTTTCGCGGGGGGTCATGCTCGTTGTCCTTTCTGTGAGGTGTTGTCGAGCGCTTCGCGCAGATCGGCAAAGCGCTCCAAAAAGCGGTCGCGCCACTCATCCCACGACATGACGTTGCGCCAATGTGCGTCAAGCTGGACGCCGCATGGCTGCACGGCGGGCGGGCCGTCGATGATCTGCCAGGGGCGATGGATCGCGGGGTCATAGGAGGTAAGGTCTCGGCGCTCGGTGGCCAGGGCGATGAGGTCGCATTGTTTGATCTCGTAGCGTGCCCCTGAGAAGACGGTTTTGAGGCCGAAGGTGTGGCGCAGGTTGGCGATGTGCGGGGCCTCAAAGGCGGCCCAGGGCGCACCGAGCGCCCATTTGATGGGGCTGGTCTGGTCACCGGTGTAGGCCTCATGCGCGTCGTGCATGAGGCAGGCCAGTTGCACGACTGCGGTGGCGCCCCTGCCAGCGGCGATGTCGGCCACCAGGAGGGAGTGCTCGGCGACGCTATAGGGGCGCTTGGCGTGGCCGTTGAAGCGGTTGGTCTGCGCCAGTGCGTGGGCGATGTCTTCGATGCGCGGCGCGTTGCTGGGCATGAGGGCGTGGGCGCCGGTGAGTTCATACTCGGCGCCGCCGACGGTGAGGCTCCATTGGCTCATGACTTCTGCTCCTGTGTGGCATCCATCACGGAGAGACAAGACAGGAACTCGGCCACGAAAATACGTCCGTCTTCGCTCCCAAACGGGTATGGGCAAGCATCATAGATGTCGGGGTAGCGCTTGGCGGCTTCGCGGGCTTCTTGTTTGATTCGTTCTGCGCGCTCGATGTTGTTGATGTGGTTGCTCATGCTTGGTGTTCGTGGTTGATTGTTTTTTTGTGCTGGTGTGTTCTGCATCATTTCCAGAACGCCAGCCGTAGCCGCTTCACGGGTTCACTTGGACGCTCTTTGTGATTTTCGGGAGCAACATCATCCAGCGTCTGAGGCGGAAGGCCCAGAAGTTCCAGCGCTTTCTCGCGCGTCAGTCGCGCCAGGTCAGGCCCCATGTCGGCATAGTCGACGCAGTGCAGCCCGCGCAGCGCTGCATAGTCCACGCCAGCCAGCGATGCTGTGCGGCCCAGCGTTTTAGCCAGGGCGTCGAGAGTGCAAATGTCGAAGTGTTTCCCTTGCAACATCTTCACCACGGTCAACGCGGCGGCGCGTTGCTGAAACTCTGTAAGGTTGTTCATCTTTACTTCTCCTAAAAGTCTTGCTGGTGCTTGCGCCAGCTCGGCGGCAGTGGGGCTAACTGGGCGTTGGCCACGTGGGCGCGCAGCTCGCCGTCGCGGGCGCGCAAGTGGTAGATGGCGAGCTGCACGCCGCGGCCAGGGCGCAGTTGGTCGATGTTGGCGTCGAGAAAGCGGGCGCCGGCCTCGCCTATCCAGCGCACGCGAAGCCCCTCGGGGAAGAGGCCGCGAGCGTCTTTGGCAAATGTCATCTCCATGCCGCGCTGGCCTCCTGTGCTGGCGCAGGAGTAGGCCGGGCGGTTGAGGATGCAGATGATGCGCATGGTGTCTTGCGGCGCGGACGTGACGGGGGTGGTGGCGCTCATGCTGTCATTCGGTGGAATTCGATCACCCATACCCACGGGTTTGCATCCCATGAGCCGGGGCCGTTGAGATGCTCCCACAGGGCGCGGTACAGACCGATTGAATCAATCAAACGTCCGCCGCAGTTGCCGCAAGAACGCACGAAATCCAGCGGCTCGGCACATTTGCAGGCGGTGCCGTCATAGACGCCCTCGGCCAGTGCATCCACTTCGCTGATGTCCTGCAGCCGCTCCACGCGCACGCCCGTGATCTTCAGGGTGATGCGACTGGCATACCGAAACATATGGATTCCTGGCGTCCACTTGTTTCCAAGTCGGTGCTGCACGCTGTCCGTCGCCGCATACACAAATGGGCCATCCTCGTCGCGCTTTGCGGCAAGCGCATGGACTCCGTGCGCCCAAGTCTCACGCACCCATAGCTTGTCTCCGGGTTGACCGTATGGGCTGGCCTTCGTTGCGTCGGGGTCTGCCGGGTGCCAGCGGCGGTGGCCGCGTGGCTCCTTAACGTGCGCGGCGTCGGTCAGCTTGGCAACGCGCCGCGTCTGCGTCTTGCTGCCATCCAGCAGGGCGCGCACCATTGGGGCGCTGAAGAGGATGGGGCGGTCTTTTGCGCCAGTATTGGCGGTGATCACAGCACCACCTCGCCGATGGTGATGCCGCGCGGGATGCGGCAGGCTGGTAACACTGCCAGCTCTTTGTCGCCAGTCGCGCCGTTGGTTCGCTCGCAGAGGTTGCCCGCGAGGATGTCTTTGCGCGCCCAGTCCGATAAGTCTCGGCGCTCTTGGCTGCCGGGCTTGATGCGCAGGTGCGTCGCGAGCTCGTCAAGCGTCCACCAGCCGCCTGCCTTGAGGAGGCAGAGCCAGTAGCGGTTGAGGTCTGATCGGGTGGACATGATCAGTACCAGGCGCCCATGAGCGCGGTGTAGAGTGCGTCCAGGGCGCGCGCGGTGGCGCTGCCCTCGGGCAGGATGGCCGCTGCGCCGATGATGAGGGCGGCGGCGGCGAAGGCAGCGCCGATGGCGATTTGCACGCACAGGCGCCCGAAGGCGAGCGGGCTGAGCGGCGGCTCCAGCCCGGTGTCGGCGCTGGCGTCTGGCCATTGGGTGGGGATGTCGTCTGCGTCAAGGCTAATGCGCGGCAGCGTCTCGCGCGCGGTGTGCTGCTGCTGGCAGTCGCCCTGGCAGGGCGGCGTGCGGGCGAGGCAGACACCCATCTCTTGGCAGGTGCGCAGGTGGCGGGCGATCATGGGGCAGCCTCCAGCGCCGGGCGGGGCACGCGGCCGCGCTTGTCTGCGCACCAGGTGCGACCGTGAGACGCTTGCACCCACGCCGCATTGGGGCCGCAGCGCTCTTGCATGGCGCTGGCGTGCGCGGCCTGGCGCTGCTCGATCCACTGCGCAGACTCAAGTGCGCGGGCGTGCTGCGCGTCGTCTGCGCCGTCTGGCGCGCCATCGAGCAGGCCGGCGGCGCCGACGAGCAGGCACACCATGATGGCGCCGATCCAGATCAGCAGGCCGCTGTCTGCATGCCCCACGCTGCGCAACGCGGGCCGCGGCAGCGGGCGCACCGTGGGCGCGCGCATGGTGGGGGTGTGCGCCGGGGTTGGCGCGGTCTCGCTCCAGCCGGGCTCGCCACGCCAGCCGCGCACGGCGGCGTCGGCCAGGTGGCCGAAGTACTCCAGGTCAATCGGGTGCAGGTGCGTGACGTGCAGCGCGCCGGGCGTGAGGCCCTGGCACGGGTGCCAGTTGTAGACGACGCTGGTGTAGCGGCCGTCCAGGCAGGTGAGCAGCTCGCCCTCGGGCGGCAGGGGCCAGGCCTGCGGGGTGCAGAGGATGCGGGTGGTCATGCGGGCACCCCGGTGGTGTTGGCGGGCCTCCGCAGAAGGGGTATATTGCAAGCTCCGACACCGCAATCGTCGCCCAACGAGGAGGCCCATGAAACCTTTTTTGGAGCAGCGGTCACACCGGCCGCCGCGCCCCTTGCCACCGCCGGCGCCTCCGCCGCCGCAGTGGCGGGGATCATCAGGAGCCTGACACCATGACCGATAAATCTGTTGACATCTTGCGCGCCGAGGTGCAGTACGCCGAGCGCCTGTCTCAGCGCGCGGCGCGCTTGTACCGGCGCGTGCAGACCGCTGGCACCTTCTTGGCGGTGCTGGGCGGCAGCGGCACGCTGAGCGCCTTGACGCACTGGGCGCCGCCCTGGCTGCCCATTGCGGGCGGTGTGTTGTTGGCCGTGGTCGGTGCGGCGCTGGTGGCTGTGCGCCCCGCCGACAAGGCGGCCGCCAACGAGGCCGACATGCGCCGCTTCACCGCGCTGCTGGTCAGCAGCCAGCACATGGGCGCGGACGATCTGGAGCAGGCCCTCAACGTGGCGCGCCAGTCGTGCGCACCCGAGATTGAGCCACTGCGCAATGTGGTCTACAACGATGTGGTGCGCGCCATCGGCCAGCCAGGCCATGCGCAGCCATTGACGCGCGCTGAGCGGGTGATTGCGGCGCTGGCTTGAGGTGTGGGGTGTCTGCACTTTTCACTCCTTGCCCGCCGTGATTTGGCGGGTTGGAGTGAATTATTTGCCCGTTGGATATTGTTTGTCAATACCCAATGGATATTTATTTTGCTATAGTGGCGCAACCCGCATGGTGCGGGCAAGGAGATACCTATGGGAAATGTGCAACAACCCACGCTGGCCCAGAAGGCCGGCGCGGCGATTTACGTGATGTCGATGTGGCCGGAGCTGCCGGGGGTGGGAACCATCAACACCCTGATGTGGCCCTACCAGGCGCCGCCGATGCACACCATGCCAGAGTCGCCCAATGTGCGCGGGCCGTGGATAAGAGAGCCCGACGACGTGCGCCGCCAGGCCGCTAAGGTGCTGGCCAGTGTTTGTACTGAGCTGCTAGCAGGCGTGCCTCAGCCTCGGATTGAGCAGATTTGGACAGAACAAGCTGAATACCTGTCTTCAGCGGTTGACGCTGAACTACCAGATGAAAGAAACCCGAAGACTCTTGAAGGTGTAGTACATCCCCCGGCGAATATTGCCGAGTGGAGACAAGCTTTTTCGGGTCCATATCATCATTGTCGGCAAGATAGCGCAGGCGGTAGTGGTGCATAGTTTGCTGCCTCACAGGTCGCTCTTGTTCTTCCCGGCCCGGTTCTTTTGATGATCGGCAGCCGCTCGTGTGGCTTCGTCGGAGCTTATGTGCAAGGTTGATTGGTCAAGCCTGCCGGAGCGTTCTTCTAGTCGCATGTGTTTCGACTGCTTCCTCCACTCGGAAACCCGGCTGGCGAACTCCGCGCCCATCCGGTTGGTCTTGGTGTCAACGCGCCCTTTTTGGGGTGGCCCGTACTTCAATACGAGCGCTTCATGCACGCGCGTGAAGTCATTTTGCGAGAAAAAGACATAGATGCTGAGAATCTTCCCGTCCTTGAGCCCGACCATCACAAGGTTTGTGTCGGCCCCGGCGATGGTTTCGTGCTTGCGAGAGCAAACCGTGTCAGAGCCGTTGAGTTGGTCGGCAGCGCAGGTCCATGCGCCGTGCGTCAGCAGTGGGGTGCCATCGCCGGCCGGATGCAGGCCCTTGAACTCAAGCGGCGGCATTTCGGCAAATGAGTAGGCGGCCATTGCCGTCACCGCAACGGCCACCATTGTCTTGAGTGCAAATCTAAGCATCGTCGTCTCCTGTGTCACCGGCCAGGCCGCCGGAATGGCAGCACGATGGCGGTTTTTTGGATACTAGTCGCCGTTGCCCTGTTTTCCTCGTGGTTCATCAGCCGCAGTAAGGAGCCGCGTGACATAGACGGCTTGCTCGTCGGTGGCCTTCTCAAGCAAGGCAAAGGCTTTCGCCTTCGGGTTATCTTTGCCGTGGATTTCGTCGTACAACGGCGGCGTGTCCATCCAGCCGAGCGGCAAGCCCAGTTTCTCTTCGATTTCGCGGGCCTGCGGGTCTCCCATGACGAATGTCTTCCCTGGTCGGTCACTTCTGGCGTTGTTATTTCGTATTCTGGCTAATTGGGTGTGATTGCGCTCATATCCAAGTGCCTCGTTCAAATTGGCCAACTTCCCGCCGTGGCTTGCTATCAGCATTTCTAGTCGGGCCCGGCGTGTTTCATACACGGTTTGCATGGCGTGGATGCTGCCTGAAGATGCCCGTTTGATAAATTTTCCGTTGGGTATTGACAAATAGTATCCATTGGGCAATACAATGCGGTCTATGGATCTCAAATCATGGGTTGAAGCAGAGCGCGGTAGGGCGCTCGCGTTGGCTAGGGCCATTGATGTCCCTCCGTCATTCGTGTCGAAGATGGTTGGCGGCGATAAGCGGGTGCCCATCGAACGCTGCGTCCCCATCGAGCGTGCCACCGCCGGCGCCGTCACCCGCAAAGACCTGCGCCCCGATGACTGGGCCGCCATCTGGCCCGAGCTGGCCCAAGCCGCTGCCGCCCAAACAACCACCACGGAGGCGGTTTGATGACTCGCTCAGTGCGCCTGGCCGATGCCATCGCCGAAGAGGTCTGGCCGTCCTGTCTCGCCGGTAAGGTGTGCCACCAGGTAGTCCCGCAGGGCGCAGGCGTTGTCGATGGACATGTTGTAGGCCATCCACCCCGTGCCACGGTTGCGCAGCCACAGCCGGATGCGACCGTCGCGCAGCCGTGCCGCAATCGCCGCTGGCTCGTCCTCGATGGTGATGTGCTTTTCTCCGTCGCTCGCCGGATTGGGTCTGTCCTGAGGCACTGGAGGCGTCATGTCTGACCTCAAGACCGCCAGTTTGCTGATGAGTTCTTCCAGCTCTCCGGCGCTGAATGCTGCATCGATCTGTAGTGATGCAACAGTTTTTTCTCGGTTCAGTTTCATGAGTGACCCCCTGGTGAAGTTGATCGGTGTAGGAGCCCACAGTGTAGTCACGCGGGGCGCTCATGCCCGCTTGCCCCACGCAGGCACGCCGCACACGCGCAGCACCCACGCCGCCGGCGCCCGTTTTTCCCCACCCGCAACCATCAAGTCCGGCACATCCGTGCGGGGCGACTCCCCCCTGTGGTCCATGTCGCGCGCGGGCAGGTGCGCGGCTTTGGGTGCGTCGGGGTTGCGGGTGGGTTTTTTATCCATGCGCCTAGTGTCACGTGGTGACGGCGCGATGCCTAGTACCCATATCCCAAACCAAGGAAGACCGACATGAACATCCTTGAAGCCGCACGCGATCTGGCCAAGAACTACCCCGGCAGCTACGGCGCCATGGCGCAGCGTCTTGGCAAACACCCCGACACCCTGCGCCGCGAGGTGAACGCATCGCCGGGATTCAAGCTCGGTCTCGAGGATGCGGAAGAGATGACTCAGTTCGCACGCGAGGTGGCCCAGACCAACGCCCTGGTGCTGCTCTCTGCGTTCGCTGCCAACTGTGGCCAGATGCTCATGCCATTGCCCGGCTCTCCCCAGCAGCAGGATGAGTGCATGGTGCGCCTCGCCGCGCTGGCCCGCGAGTTCTCCGACCTGGTGGCCGAGGTGTCCGGTGATCTGTCTGACGGCCACGTCAGCGGCAACGAACTCAAGCGCATCGAGGGCAAGGGCGGCGAGGTCATATCAGCGCTCCAGTCCCTACTCGCCTCGGTCCATTCCCGCCACGAGGCCGGCAAGCCTTCCAACATCCGCCGCGCTGCATGACCGCCATGCCACCGGCTCCCCGTCCCCCACTTGAGGCAGTGCGGCCCATGCGCGCGCACAGTTGCAGCGTTGCACAAAAGATGCAACAGCCTACGCCCCCCCCGTCATTGGGTCCTTCCCCGCATAGAGCCGCGCGGGTTAATTCGAGCGTGAAATATCTGGAATGTGTGGGGTTGGGGCTTAGTCAACTGGGTGGCCCGGGCTGGGCTGGGAGGTCCGCCGGTGTTTGAGATCAGGGTTGAGGCGGACCTCAGCGCGGTGCGTGAGGATGTGGCGAACCAGGCCAAGCAGGTGCGGTTTGCCACGGCGCTGGCGCTGACGCGCACGGCGTGGGGTGTTGCCGGCGCCGAGACGGCCGAAGAGGGCAAGGTGTTCGACCGGCCGACGCCGCAGACGCTCAAGGCCTTCGCGGTGGACAAGGCGACGAAGGAGAGCCTCACCGCTGTGGTGGCCATGAAGGAGCGGGACCAAGGCCTGCCGGCGGACGAATACCTGATGCCGGGGGTGCAGGGCGGGGCGCGGCCCATGAAGCGGTCAGAGATCATGCTGCAGGCGGCTGGCATCCTGCCGGCGGGCATGCAGACTGCACCGGGGAAGGGCGCAAAGCTCGATGCCTACGGCAACCTGGCGCGCGGGCAGCTGGCCCAGATGCTGAGTTACTTCCAGACCTTCGGCATCACCACCCTGAACTCGCCGCGCATGAACATGACGGCCGCGAAGGCGGCCAAGGTCAAGAAGATCGGCGCCTATTTCGTCGTCTCGCCCGCCGGGCGCAAGACCACGCTGGCGCCGGGGGTCTGGCAGCGCGACGGGGCCGGGTCCATCAAGCCCATCCTGATGTTCATCAAGCCGCCGGTCTACAAGCAGCGCTTCAACTTCGAGAGGGTGGCCCAGCAGCATGTGCGGGACACCTTCGCCGGCCAGTTCGGCCAGGCCTACGCCGACGCCGTGAGGACCGCGCGATGAGCTGGGCCAACTACGACGACGTGCTCAACCAGCTGCGCGGCATCGGCCTGCAGGTCGACTCGCTCGACGTCGGCAAGATGCGCCGCTGCAAGGTCGAAGGCGACCGCGAGCGCCGCGGCTGGTACATGCTGCACGAGCTGCGCCTGGACGACGGCGACACCGTGCTCGTGGGCAGTTTTGGCCGCTGGCAGGGCAACGAGAACAACGCGCAGAAGGTCGAGCTGGGCAAGCTGCGCAAGCTCACCGACGACCAGCGCGCCGCGCTGAAGAAGCGCATGCTTGAGGACCGCAAGCGCGTCGACGCCTACCGCGCCGCCGAGGCGGCCACCGCCGCGCGCCGGGCCAAGAACGTGTGGGACAAGCTGCTCCCGGTCGGAACCTGCCAGTACCTGGAGGCCAAGGGCGTCCAAGCGCACGGCCTGCGGTTCTCGGAAAGCGGCTGCGCCTACGTCCCCATGCTCGACGCCGCAGGCAACCTGCACGGCCTGCAGATACTGCTGCCCAAGGGCCACAAGCGCGTGGCCGCCACCGGCCGCAACAAGGATTTCTGGCCCGCCGGCTTGGCCAAGAAGGGCCACTGGTTCCAGATCGGCAGCGTGGTCGACCTGGTGCTCGTGGCTGAGGGCTACGCCACCGCCGCCAGCATCCACCAGGCCACCGGCCTGCCCGTCTCCGTGGCCTTCGACGCCGGCAACCTGCTGCCCGTGGCCGAAGCCCTGCGCCGGCGCCACCGAGGCGCCCGCATCCTCATCTGCGCCGACGACGACTTCAAGAGCGACGGCAACCCCGGCATGACCGCCGCCAGCACCGCCGCCCTGGCCGTGGGCGGCGAGGTGGCCGCGCCCATCTTCACCGTCAGCCGCGAGGCCGGCAAGAAAGGCCTGACCGACTTCAACGACCTGCACCTCGCCGAGGGCCTGCACACGGTACGCGCCCAGCTCGAAGACCGCCTCGCCGCCTTGCGGTGGCGCCCCGGCGCGGCGCAGCCGCCCGCGGGCGCCCCACCCCAGGGGGACGGGGAGCGCGCCGCGCTCAAGTCCATGCTCACCATCGACGAAGCCGTCAAACGCTTCGCCCTCATCTTCGGCGGCAAGGGCACCTTGTTCGACTATCAAGAGCACATCCTGGTCCCCAAGAATGACGTGCTCGACATCCTGCCCGAGCACGGCTGGCGCGACATGCGCAGCATCAAGCGCGTCGTGCGCATGGATGAGGTGGGCTTCGACCCGGCCGGCACCGACAAGCGCATCACCTGCAACCTCTGGGGCGGCTGGCCCACCAGGCCGGAAGAGGGCACCTGCGACAAACTGCTCGAGCTGCTGGACTACCTGTGCTCAGAAGAGGGTGAAGACCGCAAAGCCTTCTACTGGGTCGTCAAATGGCTGGCCTATCCCATTCAGCACCCCGGCGCCAAGATGCGCACCGCCATCGTCTTCCATGGCCCGCAGGGCACCGGCAAGAACCTGTTCTTTGAAGCCGTCATGGCCATCTACGGCGAATACGGACGCATCGTCGACCAGGCCGCCGTAGAAGACAAATTCAACGACTGGGCCAGCAAAAAACTCTTCATGATCGCCGACGAAGTCGTCGCCCGGCAAGAACTCTTCCACGTCAAAAACAAGCTCAAAGGCTTCGTCACCGGCGAGTGGATCCGCATCAACCCCAAGAACGTCGCCGCCCATGACGAGCGCAACCACGTCAACCTCGTCTTCCTCAGCAACGAAACCCAGCCGCTGGTACTGGAGAAAGACGACCGGCGCTACGCCGTCATCCACACCCCGGAAAAACTCCTGCCCGTGTTCTACCAGGACGTGCGCGACGAAATCAACGCCGGCGGCATCGCCGCGCTGCACCACTACCTGCTCCACCTCGATCTGGGCGACTTCGACGAACACACCAAGCCGCCCATGACCCACGCCAAGCAAGACCTCATCGAGGTCAGCCTCGACAGCGTCCAGCGCTTCCTCAGCGAATGGCAGGCCGGTGAGGTGCCCAAGGCCCCCTTTGTCCCCTGCCTGGGCTCCCACCTCTACGCCGCTTACCGCAAATGGTGCGACGCCTCCGGCGAGCGCTCCCCGCGCAGCCAGGCCCAGTTCATCGGCAGCGTCAAGATGCTCCCGCGCTGGCGGGCTGGCCAGCCGCTGCAGACCTACGTCAGCCTCATCGACAAAACCATCAAGAGCCGCAAAATGGTCATACCGCCAGACGATCTGCTGGCAACTTACGCTGAACCGGTGTCAAAAGACGGCAAAACTCAGGCCGAATGGCTCACCGCGTGTTTTTTCAAATTCGCCCAGGCGCAGGAACTCGAATGACGCCACTACGCCCACTACGCCAAAAGCACGCGCCACTACGCCAGCCACTACGGGCTAAGTCGTTGATTTCATTGACTTACTACGGCACTACGCCTGTTTTCTCACGTGTATGTGTGCGTGCGTGCGCACATGCGCGCGCGCACGCGCCCACGCGAATTCCTCCCCGTAGTACCCGTAGTGTCAGTAGTGATGCGGGTTCGAGGCGTAGTTTGTTACAAATTTGCCGTAGTGGCAGGCGTAGTGGTTCGAATTTCATCGGAAAGGTGGTTTTGTGAAGGTCCAGGACAAGATCGAGATGCTGCCCGTCGGCTCGCTGGTGCCCTACGCACGCAACAGCCGCACCCACAGCAAAGAGCAAATCGCGCAGATCGGCCGCTCCATCCGCGAGTTCGGCTTTACCAACCCCGTGCTCATCGACGGCCAGGGCGGCATCGTCGCCGGCCACGGCCGCGTCATGGCCGCGCAAAGCATCGGCATGGGGAAGGTGCCTTGCCTGCGCGTCGATTGGCTCACCGAATCCCAGAAAAAGGCCTACGTGATCGCGGATAACCAGCTCGCCCTGCAGGCCGGATGGGACGACGCCGTACTGGCCGACGAGCTGCACGACCTGCACGCGCTCAACTTCGACATGAGCCTCCTCGGATTCGGGCCCGATGAATTGGCCGAGCTGCTGGCCGACCCGGTGGTGCCTGGGAAGACAGAAAAAGACGCCACGCCCGCGCCGCGAGCTGAGGCGATAAGCCGCACCGGCGATGTCTGGCAGCTGGGCCGGCACCGCGTCATGTGTGGCGACTCCACCAGCGCCGCGGATGTCTCCGTGTTGATGGACGGCAAGCGTGCGGCGCTGGTGCACGCAGATCCTCCCTACGGTATGGGCAAGGAAAGCGACGGCGTAGCCAACGACAACCTGTATCGAGAAAAGCTAGACGCCTTCCAGATGCGGTGGTGGGCTGCGTTTCGTCCGCATGTCGAAGACAACGGGAGTGCGTATGTCTGGGGCAATGCGCCGGACCTGTGGAGGCTTTGGTATGCGGGGGGTTTAGCAGATTCTGAGCGACTGACGCTTCGCAACGAGATCGCGTGGGACAAGGGAAGCAGCCAGAGCATGCGAGACGGGACGGCAAGGTCATACCCCGATTCTGAGCGTTGTCTGTTTTTCATGCTCGGAGAGCAAGGCTTCAACAACAACGCCGACAACTACTGGGAAGGCTGGGAACCTATTCGCGCTTATCTTGATTCAGAAATGAAGCGATGCGGGTGGACAACTTCCGACATCAACCGCATTACTGGAACGCAGATGGCAAGTCATTGGGTGACGAAATCTCAATGGGGCCTGATCACCGCCGAACACTACGAAAAAATTCAGCAGGCCGCGCGCAGCTACGGAGCCTTCCGGCGTGACCACGATGCGATCCGGCGTGACCACGATGCGATCCGGCGTGACCACGATGCGATCCGGCGTGACCACTACGCCACACTGTCCTACTTCGACAACACGCACGACTCCATGGGTGACG